TCAATGCTTGTAGTAGTCTTGCAGACTTTATGAAACTATTCGATACACCAGTAGATAGTGATGGCAAACCAACTGGTAATGCTCCTATATATGATTTTCCAAAGGAGATTTAATGGCTAAAGTTTCAGTAATAGAAGTTAAATCACAGATAGATACACATGAAGCTGTGTGTGCAGAAAGATGGAAGGAAACTATCCTTCGTATAAAACGTATAGAGCATATTATGATTGGCACAGCAGGTACAACTATTGTCCTTTTAATAGGATTGTTAGTGAGGTAAAAGTGGATCCAGCTACTATAGGACTAGCTTTGACTGCAGCATCTAAGGCTTTCGGAGCAATCAAAAAAGGTTTCGCAATCGGTAAAGATATTGAATCTATGGGCAAAGATTTAGGTCGTTGGCTTAGTGCTGTATCTGATGTAGACAATACCGAAAAGAAAGCTAAGAACCCATCTTTGTTACAAAAGTTATTTAAAGGTGATGATGTAAAGACATCTGCTATCGAGGCTTTTACTGCTAAAAAGAAACTTGAAGCACAACGACAAGAACTCAAATCATTTATAAACTTTCACTATGGTGCTAATTCTTGGAATGAGATACTGCACATGGAAGGACAGATACGAAAGCAAAGACAAAAAGAAATCTATGAACGTCAAGAACTTCGTAGAAAGATTGCTGAGTGGATAGGTATTGTATTACTTTGTTGTACTATTATAGGATTTATCGTATTCTTAGCATGGTTATATAAGGAGAAGAGAGGGTGAAACCTGCTTTTGTTTTATTATGTTACCTTGCAGGTAATCCTGCAGGTACATTACATTTATCAAATGTAAACAACTGTACTTATTTCAAGGACAGACTTGCAAATCAAACAGTCAAGATTGGTGAACAGACACAGAAGTATGACTGTTACTGCAAACTTGTTAACGTCAACAAACAGATGAGGTTATGGTGATACAAGCATTGATTGGTCCTGCCACCAAACTAATAGGCAAATTCATAGAAGATAAAGATACCAAGAATAAATTGGCACATGACTTGGCTACTATGGCTGAGAAACATGCAGTACAACTTGCTAAATCTCAGATAGAAGTTAACAAGATGGAAGCACAATCAGGTCATTGGTTTGTGGCTTCATGGCGACCTTTTATTGGTTGGGTGTGTGGTATCGCTTTAGCATGGCACTTTGTTTTAGCGCCCTTCGTTATATTTTTTACTGCTATGTTTGGTGTCACTATGCCACCATTGCCTGAGTTTGACATGGGATCATTGATGACTGTGCTAATGGGTATGCTTGGTCTTGGTGGTCTTCGAACTTTTGAGAAATACAAAAAGATTACAAAATGATTCTGTACATACAAGCAACCATAGTCATATGGTTCTTTAGTTTCTTGGGAGGGTTTTACTTTGGATAATCCTATATGTGTAAGATGTAAAGTTGCTATGATACTAACTGCTATAAAGAATGTATGGAAATGTCCTATGTGTGGTGTAATAGAAAATAGGAGGTTACAATGAACACAGATACTTTTAATGAAATGACAGAAGAGATTAAAGCTGATGAAGGAGTAGTCAATGAAGTCTATCTTGATCATCTTGGCTTACCAACTGTAGGTGTTGGTCATCTTATCCGTAAAGATGATCCTGAACATGGACTAGATGTTGGCACACAAGTAGATGAAGAAAGAGTTGCTGAATTATTTGAAGCAGATTTATATACTTGTGTAGCAGAAACAAAATTACTTTACCCACAGTTTGAAGATTTACCTGCTGAAGCACAAAAGATTCTATGCAATATGATGTTTAATATGGGCAGACCTCGACTATCTCGGTTTCATAAGATGAAGAAAGCTGTAGATTCTAGTGACTGGACAGAGGCTGCTAACCAAATGTTAGACTCTAGATGGGCAAAACAAGTGCCAAATAGAGCAAATCGTCTTATTGAACGTATGAAAAACATACAGACTTAGTAGTTATTCTTGGGTGTGAATCATACCAGAGGAGGTGTTTACCCCCTCTGTATGGCTCTTATATCAAGACTTTTTTTCATTAAAATACATTACAAGCTGACTTCTTCCCATGCTACCTTTTCTTGTAGTACCATCACGATAAATCAAACCTTTATTTTCTAGTTGTTTATATCTTGGTGTAATACTTGACTCTCTAATTTTGTTAGGATATTTTTCAAGTTCTAATCGTGCATATACATCATCATGTATAGCACCTTCTTTACCACACTCTTTTATGGCTCTAAGAACAATGCCTTCAAGTCTATTTGTATTTACTTTTTCAGCAGCTTCCCATGACGTTTTAGGGTCATGGGTTCTTGCTAATGCATCTCTAACCATTTGATCTTTTTTAGAACGGGATATCATCGACATCTTCACCTCCTAATACTGATTCATGTTCTACAATAGTTTGGTCTCTTGCAGGTTCTTCTACTCTTGGTGTACTGTCACCTATCCGTGCAGATAGAAACTTAGTGTTGCCATCTTTGGATATAGTTTTCCAACAAGCAATCCTACGTTTATCTTGGCTTGGCATAGTGACTGGTCCACTAAAGTCAGGTGCTTTCTCATTCAATGACTTGTCATTTTCGTACATAGTACCGACTTTGACATAGACATCTCGTGCTGTACCACCATCAGGTAGTGAGGCTTTGACAACTGCAATACGATACTCTGTACCTTGACTGTCTAGTTTTCCTTGCACAAGCAGACTTTCATCTGCTCGTGGTTTAAAAAAACTACCTCTATCTGTATTATCATAATCCATCATCTTCTCCTTTCATCTTTGGTTTGCTGACTTGGATTGTAGGCTTACTTGCTTCGTTACCATCATCATCTTCTGATGGTAGTCCATATACTGACTGCAATGTATATCGCTTAGCATATGTAATAGCAGAGCCAATCTTCTGTGGGTTTTCATAATTAGCTTGTGACATTATAATCGGTAGCTTTGACACATAAGTACTTTCATCAATAACGTGACGTACTGTAGTGACAACAACTACTTCTGATTTGGTATCCATATGACTTGTGTATACATAGTCAATCTCTTGGGTAAAGAATAAACCAAATTGATTCCCTTGATTTACTGCAGAGATAACGGACTCAAGTGTTGAGTAGTTACTTCTAAAGTGTGGGTTTTTGCCATCTTTCTTGGCAGTCACAGCAAGTCTTTGAAACTCTAGCAATGCTTGTTTCAAAGTCGCTGTAACTTTGGGGTGTGCTTTACTTGGCACAGTTTTTTTGTTATTAGTATTTGTATCTGTCATGTATGACCTCCATTATACAGATAGTTGAAAGGGTAAGTGGGTCTGCTTACCCTTTCTTTGTTATGCGAATTGACCCACGCTTATCTCTTTTGACACTAAGTTTATCGTTATATATTTCTGACTCATTGTCTTTCATCTCTGCTTTCAGTTCTTTCTTTGCATTCTCAAATACTTTTGCATTCTCTTCGTGCAATAAATATTCTGTACTTGCTAGTGCAAAGCTATTACTTCTTGACACATCACGTTTGACTTTGCCATCAATCGGTATGTTGTCTTTGACACTTTGCTTTATCTCTGACACATAATCTTGAGGTTGTGTATCATGTGTAACATATTCCCAAAATGATTTGATCTTATATAACATCTCACTTTGATATTGCTCATTAGAACTTACAATTACACACTTGTGTTGATTACCAAAGATAACAGAGAATACCATTTGTTGGAGTCCTGATATGTACATATAGAACTGTATTTGTGGCATATAGTAATCCAACATATAGTCCATATCATTACGACTATGTGTGTGTTTACATTCTACACCAATCTTTCTATCAGTTTCTACACCATCTAATGTACCTTGTAGTTTGATACTACCATACATTTTTGTGTATGCTTGTTGTGGCACAAAGTCATATTCATAAAATTCTTGTAACCACAATAAGTTAAAAGTTTCTGTGAAAGAACCTAATCTTACATTGAACTCGTATCGTAAATCTTTACGACCAAGCAATCCCATTTTGATTTTCCATAGTTCTTCCCACTTGCCTTGCATCAAAGATACCATATCGCTACCTCTGATGAAGTCCTCACGCATAGGTGCGTGACGTAGTTCATCTGCCATTTAGACCTCCAATCTTGCTATCAGCATACTACATTTATTGTTATTTATCAAGCACTTAATGTGGTGGGACTGAAGGTATTAACTGTAAAAATGCTATCAATCCCACCTTGTATTCCCACATGAGAGGTGTTGCAATTAACTGAAACATCACGATGGTTTGGGAATTAATTTATGCTTTCGCATAACCTCTGTAATCAGCAGTCATACCTTTAGGTTGAATTTTTTCATCTCGATCAGAATAAAACTGAACTGATTTGAAATAATTCATATAGGGTTTAGGTATGTACCTTTGATAATCTTTTTCTTTCAATGCTTCAGGTGCATCTTCAAATCTTTCTTCAGACATTTTCTTTCTCCATTAATGCTATTGCTAAATAGTAAACCATATCATCTAGTTCACTACATTTAATTTTATTATCTTCACAACTTGTTTGAAAGTCATCAACTCTCATACTAGATACTTTATCTAATGCTTGAGCAAATTTTTCTTTTTCTTGTTTTGTTTTCATCTTATCCTCCTAATAAGGTAATTGTTTTGTTGGTGTAAAAATAATCTTGCCATCTTTATCTTTAGATAGCCAACCATTACCAAGCCATATATCTTTGAAAGTGTCGTTACCTTTCATCTTTTGCAAGATAATTGCTCTGTCTATAGCTACTTGTGTTGCTTCAGATATTTTCATCTTATCCTCCTTTTCTGCAATAATTACATTTCTCTGGTATCTCGTCATCTGAAAGCATTGCACTATGTTCATAGTCACACTTATCACAGATGAATCTACCTTCTTTTTCTCTTATCATATCATTCTCCTATTGCTGAAATTAGTTTGCTTGATACTGCCTCGACCAATGACTTACGATAGTGCAGCATTGGTTCTATATACTCATTGATCTCTGCTACAGTTGGAAAAAACTTGCAATTCATAATAACTTTATCACAAGCATACTTCATTATGTCTGCAGGTACATGATCAAACTTCTTGGCATACACTCTTGCTTTGAAGGCTAGGTCTTTCTCTGTTAGATGACTCTGCTTCGCTGTGCATACCATGACTTCCATTAGCCATTGATGTACATCTTTTGTATCAGCTACAGTCATGCATTCTTCTAATGCTTTAATTACTTTGACACGATTGTCATACAAGTCATTAGCAATGTCTGAGATAGAAGCTAACTCCCAACGAAAGAACATATATTGATTGTTAGTTTTCTCAGTTATCTTTGAGTTGATTATGGACTCTAAGATAGAAACTGTCGCCTTCGTCACTTTGTTTGGGTCTGATCCTGCTTGTTCGACCAGTGTTTTTGCGAGTGAGTTGTTTCTTACACCATTCGCAATAGACTGTATCCCAGTCCTCTTTA